ACTTGTGGGGGTGCAGAATGCATGTCTTCTGGCCGGTCAACGTTTCCAGAACTCGGGCGACCCTTCAACCCGGTGAACGTGACTGCCTGCATACAACCATGCATTTTCAGGCGCCAGACCCCAAAGGAGTCTGGCTGGAATCGGCTGGACGATGTTGCAATGATCGAAATAGGACTCGATCGCCAGTTGAGTTTGAATCGGAATGCCGTAAACTCGCTCAACTAGCACCCTGTCTGAGGGGTGCACAACAGCAGCCACCGACGAGGCAACACGATCTTCCGTGATTGCCGCGGCCTCTTCCTCGTAACTTTTACTGCCGGACATGCCGGAGAAACGAGGTGTGGTGACATCGCATGTGATTCGATGAATATACTTAGCACATGCGGACGAAATGGGTACGCCGACGTTTTCGCATAATAAGCTCAGACCTTTAGCGCGCAGTAACTCCCGTCGGCATCTGGGGCTAAAGCGGGCTTCAGAAAAGGTCCATCCCACATTGAGAAGCGCCTTGATTGGATCTTTCATTATCCGATGGGTTGTGGAGCTCACACACATGGAGCAAAACCTGGCATCCTCCAGGTCACTGCACTCGTCAAATTTTATGACGAAACCCAACTTCTCAATGGGGGTGGGGTCGATCACCCCGGACGCAGCAAAGAGGCCGTCGTCGCCTTCAACAACGCCACGACATTCCACTCCACATCTGCTAGCTGCGAAGAGCATGAGCATGAGATTTGTGAATCCGTTGCCCAGCGACGTACACATGTCACCAGACATTCTGCAACCTCGAACGCTGACGCGGAGGTTGCTGAAATTGAGACGGTTCTTGCACGTGAGTGCCACTGCGAGATTGTGACAGATAGTCCGACAATCAGGAGCATTACGGAGCATATGGCGATAGAGCGCCAGCTCGCAGACACGCATAACCTCTGGAGTGAAGTGAGCCTCAAAGCTCGTGTAATCTGTGGAATAAAGTCGAGAACCTGCTCGGGAGCAACGGGCCGCGACATACTCGCCACGGTCTCCGGTTGCAATATGCTTGACAAAGAACGGGTTCTTGTAGACCTCGGCCTCGATCGCCTTAAAGTAGGGACCAGAATAGGCCTTGAAGGCGTCCGACCTGCTATTGATTGTTCTTGCCTCCTTGTACAATATTCCAGGAGCGTAATAAGTCTCACGCTTAACGAAAGAAGTACATTGGGTAGTCCGTCGCGACAAAGTGAAATTTGCTGCCTGCCATTTTCGAAGAATCTGCTTACGACGCCAAAGCGGATAAGCAGATTGGCTAAGCCAGCCGCAAACAGAATAGTCGGTACCCAAAGGAAGAGGTTTGAAATTGCGTACAATGTACCTCCGGACAAAACTCCGAAAAGCACGTAAAGTAGGCTTATCAACCACAGGACGCACTGTCCCGATCCGCCTCCGTACACCCCCAACAAGAGTGTCGAAGTCGTTAGGATCAGGACTGGGAAGGACGGCGCCATCAACATCCACGCCAAGAGAAACACGAGGAATGCACATACGCTGAACACGGCCACGCGGAGTAATGTGGAAATCAGATCGCACGTCCGCCAAAGGCTTGAAATTGCCTTCTGACCTACGGTACCCGTAGGCAATCTTGTATTTTCCACACTGGCGAACGTGCCGAACCGAAAATTCATCGGATCAGTCGGTGCATCTCTCTGCTTGTTCACAATATCCAAACAAACATCATGAAGGAACTTAAGAGTGTTATCGATGAGTTCAATATCATCACCCGGGACATTACAACAGGCAGCACGCATGCGATACGCTGAAACTAACGTGTCATGGTCCATGGCCAACAGTGAGACAGCTGGAATGTCCCACTTGATCATGGCCGCCACTCTCAACGACACGCGCGCATCGTACTCGTGACTGTCGCTGCACTTCACGTATGGATACGTAGGGTAAAGTGCATGGTCCGGGTCTCCTTCACGGGGTTGGAAATTGGGAAATGAACGGAAAATTTGCATTGGCCCTGCAGCCCAACGCTTTTCATACACGACATGGTATGTGGCTATGTCGGCATGTTCCGTCCGCATCTGAAAAGCCTGGGCATTTACACCACGACAATGTCCAGACTGATCCGCCTCATGTTGTATTAGCATCCAACGTCGCACCCACGGGATGCCCTCTCCGTAGACCTGGTCGAGGCCATCAAGAGAGTAAATAGAGCGCAACATTCCTCGCTCTTCCTGACCCAATGCAGTGACGAAATCGATCTTTCTCCACAAATCCAGACGATAATCTTCCTTAATCTCATCATTGTTGTGGGGATCGAGCTCCTCGATCTGTTCAACCACAGACTCGAGCTGCTCATTAGCTTCATCAATAACTGCATCCACATTTCCTTGGGCCTGCTCCAACTGTGAGCTGACATTCTCCAAGTCCTCGGCGCCTTTCCTCGCCTTATCTGCAGCTTTACGGACTCTTTTCTGTCCAGCAGTGAGACCGTGAGGTCGATCAGCTGAACTGAGTCCTTGGCTGTAGACGTGACTGTGCAACGAGCTTGCACATGAATCAACAGAGGGCCACGGCGTATGAACTCGAGGAGGTGGTATACTACCAACCTTGATCTCGGGGAATGTCAAGTTCCCACAGTCTGTTCTCCCATCGCCGCAAACAGGAAGGACACTGGCACTGTGGGAATCGGAAAAATCCTGCGATCGCACTACAGGGGTCACGGGGGTCACAACTTTAGCATCTGCTGAGGTTTTCCCAGTTTTTGGAGTACTGGCATCCATCGATTTTTCTTTAGTTGTGGCCATCGTTGCGTTACGCGGGCATAGTCCATACCTGAACCCCAGGGGCAAATTTTTCTCTTAACGAGCAGCTATACCGTGCTGGCGAATCACTGATCGCGCGGGTTCGTGGAGGGTAAATGAAATTGAATTGTGAAATGAACGCCTATACCATGGTCCTAGGTTATTGTCCCCCTAGTAACGGTCAAGGGCGTCAAGGAATATCGGCTTGAAATGGGTTAGCACAGAAACAGGCCCCTCACGACCTAAATTTCCACGCAACTACAATCTAGGAGTTACTCTAGCTGCTCTTATGCGTGATAGTGCCGCCAATGTGCGTGAATATGATCTGGGAGTACACTCGGTCAACAGATACCGTCATTTTTCAGACGACCCCCAGTGAGGATGACAATTTGTCAGCGCCTAGTAGGCCTGAGCAACTCCGTTAAGGTGGAGCCTATGATTAACTACACGCCTACCTTCCCCAATTGCCACTAGGGGAGCCGCATTCAAGGAACAACGCCTATTTCTGAAACAGCGAGCCATACAGCTCTGAAAGCCCCGCTGGGTAAATGACACCCATCGGGGTCTAACGTGAGCACCGTATTCGTGTTCGAGGCATTGATGGTGAAATCAAACACCAACATGCCCTTGTCACCAATTACAGAATTGGAACGAACAAGAAAATCCCAAGCAGCGTATCCTCGGATATCCGAGTAGCCAACGCAATTAGTGGTCGGGTCCACATTCGGGACCACAACCTTCTTCTCGTCGGCAGCGCCACTCCACACGATATTAAGTCTATAATGGGTACCTGCTACTGACTGAGCCGCAGGTATCGTGATTGTGTTCGCGGCAGGATTAACGATGATGCCAAGGTTATTGGCTTGTTCTGTGAAGGCCACAGTACCCAACGGGTGGGTATCATCGGTAGTCGCATCGCTGGACATTTGAGCGAACCATCCCTGGAAGGAGCCTGTGTTCCACAACTTAGGCTTCTTCAACAGGAGGTCATACACAACATGAAGTTCCCCCACCACAGCAGCAGCCTGACTACCAGCTGCACCTAGGATGAAGTTACCATGGTCATACTTAGCCAAATCATCGGTCACCGCAGCGCCTCGCATCAATTTGGATCGGAACAACGTCATGTCGGCTTTACACTCAACCGGGTAGATGTTAGATTCTGATGGTTTCCCATCCGAAGACGACGACAAGCCTAACATCTCAATTTTACTTGTCGGCGCCGGTTGGTAAGGATTATATTGCACAGCACCAATGATCTGCCCGAGAGCAGTATTGGTGCTGTTCAAAGCACTCGCAGAGGTCGACTTAAAAAAGAATATCAATCCATTGATCTCATACTCTTGAAAAGCCGCCGCAACAGTGGACAACCAGGGAAATGTCGTCTGAATTCCAGGGTTCAACGGATACATCCGGGAGGTAAATTCCGTTGAGCTCATGACATCGCCCAGATACTCATGATGAGCTATCCGAACACCTCTATCTAAAGTCGCGTGCATTTCGGGTACACGCGACGCCAATATCCTCTCAGCCTGCTCAGTGGTGTAGGCGCCGAAACCAAAGAGCCTCCCGACTCCTGAAACGACGCTCCCGGCACCAGGCAGGAACCGATCGGCGATATTAGATAGGCCTCTAGCAATAGATGCACCCGCGGAAGGCTGCCGGCGGGGCACATTCTTCATAACTCGCTTCGCTTGTTTCTTCTTCTTTTGCGGCATGGTAAGAACAGTCCTTGCTGTACGAACGGTAAGTTCGTTGAAATTTGGTATGTAGCTCAGGTAGCTT